CATAACTGTATTTTGACATAAAAATACCGACCTCCAAAGTTAGATTTTTTAGGTCTAACTTTTTGGGGTCGGGTCATTTCTCAAAGTGCTGATTTGATGTATTTAGTTCTGTTACGGCAAGTTACAGGCAAGTTAAGCAATGCCGTGAACAAGCCGTTTTTCTTGTTCTGAACATATTCTCGGCAAGTTAAACAACAAAACCGCCCTTTTTACGGAGCGGTTAGATTATGCCACTATCTTTTAGATATTGCATTTTTTGTTTCTCTCTAAGCTTACTGTAAAGTGCTTCAGCATCTTTAGCTTCTTGCGGAGCATCTTCACGCAAAGTGACATTTAAACCATTTGTTACAAGGTACGGCTTAAACGCATTCCATAGAGATTTTTGTTCTTCAGTTTGTATCAATCTCATACTATCATCACCCTAAAAGTTTGCTGACTCTGTACTCATTATACACTTCATCCATAGCTTTATCTTTTAAGCATTCAAAAGCATACTCACTTATATCCTCTATATTATAACCGTTATTTATCAATTTTTCAACCTTTGGAGCATAAATTTTATTAAGGTAATCGCAATATTCAAAATAATCGTTAATACTTCCGAATTTTGCTCTGTAATTTTTAGCGTCTTGCCAATGAATCAGTTCGTGCAGAATTGTACTCAATCCGTCTTGCGGACAAGCCAAGTTTTCTTGTAAGCCTGACAAATCACTTGTTGAAAAGTATGCTGAATTGACATTTAGAACATTTTGCATTGGCATATATGAAGCAATAGCATTTACTCGCATTTCTTCGGGAGAGATAATACAAATATCAGGTTTTCCGCTTGTTTCAACCTCTCCGAGCATATCAAACGCTTTTCTCACTTGCATATCAAAATCATGAAGTTCTTTTCGTTTTAGCTTTACCTTATCTGAAATATAAACATTGTCACACAATGCATTTGCCTTGCGGGTATCAATTGTAATTGTTTCGCCCTCAATTTTGCGTTCAAAAGTTTTTGATATATCTTCCTTAAAAACAGGTCTGTAATATTTTTGTTCATCAGTCTTCAAAGAAAATTGTTTCGCCTTTTCTTCAAGTATATTCGCCCTATCGTGCCACTCATCGGCTCGGGTTCGGGCAATGCGTTTATTGTCCTTATCAAGACTGTATTCGGCACGGCGGTCAAAGCGTTCTGCCTGTCGCTGTGCATACTGCTGTTTTTCCTCAATTCCTCGCTGACGGTCAAGCTCTTTGATTTCATCTTCAGACAACGGTGCGTCCAAATCATCAAGTTCGGGATAATATGTACTTGTGCTGTCCTTACACCTCGGATGAAACAAACCGTTCTTGATTGCGGTTGAGAGAAGCGGATAGTTTCCGTCTGACTTTTTGCCGTTTGAATAAACATCGTCAATAAACACCTTGCCGATATATTTTGCACAATCGGGGCAACCGCCCTGTCTTGAGTTCACAACAACAAGGGATACTCCCCATTCGGCTCGCTTTTCGCCCTCACCACGCAGATAGGCTCTTTTGTTGGCTGTTTTAACCGCCATATCTGCATAATCCGAGAGCGTATGCCTTGCACCGTTTTTGTATTCCACACAATTAAGACCTGCGTTGAGCATATCTTTACACGCCATATCAACGGCTTTTTCGTATGTAACCGCACCCGTGTTCATTGCAACCTGTGCGTTAAAAATCGCCTTGCGGTACTTGTCGTTGCTCATACGCAAAACTGCCGTTTCTGCCCTCTTTAAATCGTCTGTGGTCGATTTTATGAGTGCGTCAAGTTTACGGTCATTCACCTTAAAAAACTCGGCTGTGCTGTGTGCTGACGGCTTTTTCGGGGCTTTGAAACCGTCCTTGACAGCTTCAAGAATTTCTGCCTCCTGACTTGCATTTCCGTCAGCTTTGGCGGTGCGAATCATCTCTTCAACCTTGCTGTTAATGGTTTTGAAACGCTTGCCGAATTTCTTTGCGTTGTGCTTACGGTACTCTTCAAGACTTTTGAGCTGTTCAGCCTGCCATTGTGTCCAGTTGTAACCCTCTTTGGTTTCTTCGGCTCTGTGACGGCTGAAATTTCTCATCATGCTGTCAATCAGTTCATCTTCGATTTTTTCAAAGGCTTCTCTGATATTGTAATCACTCATTGTTTACCTGTGTATCGTTCTGTTCGGGATTGCTTTCGGTTTTTTCTGCATTATTTTCCGTATTTTCTTCATCATCTGCGTTATTGTCAGGTTCTTCTGTGTCGGTAAGGTCCACATCGTTAAGCTCCGACTTTTCTTCTTCGCCTGCAATGCCCTGCTCTTCCTTAATTCTCTGCACCTCTTCGGCTTTCCAATCCTCCGACTTGCTGTCGCCGTAAAGCTCATCAACCGAGGTTTTAACTGACATCAAACCGCCCTGTCTTGCTTTTGACACGGTTTCAACCTGACTTTCAAAGCTCGGATTTGCATATTCGCCGAAGTTTACGGATACTTCCAAGCCCTCAACAATACCCTTGCCGTTAAGTTCACCGTCTGCATTGAGTACAACTGCAACAAGGCTTTGAAGTGCGTTCTGCGTAATTTTCACAAGGTTCTGCCTTGTGTAAAGGGTTGTCTTTTCCTTTTCACGCTGAGCGTCTGCATTATCAAGCTTCTTCGTATCAATGCCGAGAGTTGACGGCGATATAATACCCTGCAAACAGAGGTCAAGGGCAGTAATGTATGAACTCAAATAGCTTTCGTGCTGAATCTGCGGACTTTCGGTGTAAATCCTGTTGCCGTTGCCGTTTTCAGACATATCGTTGCCCACGGTGATAAATCGGTTGTCAAACGGATTTGGTGATATCGGCTGACAGGTTTCGGGATTTCTCGGAACAAGGCAATCAGGCACATACTGCTTTGTTCGGCAGGCTCTGAGTGCGTCCATCCACTGTGACCACACTTCATCAAGGCTGTCGAAAGCGTCTGTTTTTATGCCGATAATGCCCGCACCTCTGCCCTTGTGACACGATTTGCCGTAAAGGACAGGTACAGCCCACATATATGATTCGTCAAATGTAACGCCCTTTGAATCAATCCACGAAAGAGCGTCAACCGTGTGCAGGTCAATCTCTTTGCCGTTGTCATCGTACAAAGCATAGTGAATATAGCCGTAACCGTATGTTTCTTCAAAACGGTAACGGCGGTGTTTTTGCGTGTAATCGGTGTAAAACTTAACCTCTCGGATTCTGCCGCGCACATATGTAAAGTCGATGTTTTCGGCAGGATACCATTCAACAATCGGAACATCTGATACAGCCGTGTCAAAGCTGACCTTAAAAGCACCGTCACCGACAACACATAGGTCACGGAGCATTTGCTTAACCGTGTCAGACAATTTGTTCTGCTTTTCAATGTCTTCCCAACGCTCTGCATAAGCGGTTGAATTTTTGCTTGTAACATCTGTGCCGTTGTAGTCGGCAATTACGATATTCACAAGCGTTTCGCAGATGAGTGCCGGCAAGCCCGTGTGTATTTTACGGATTTCAAGCCCCTCTGTACTCTTTGCCGCCCAAAACATAGTTTTGTTTGTGTCAATCTGCTTGTACAGCTCCGCAAGCTGTCTGCTGTTGCCCCAATACCAAATGCGATTGATAAAGCACTCGGTCAGATGATTGCTTGTTTCGGTGACTGTAATTGTTTTGTCGCTTGCAGGAGTAATCTGCAAAAAGTTTTTAATTCCCGATCTGATAGATTCAGCCATTCTGTTAATCAGCCCCATTTATTTCACTTCCAATAATATTTTTAAACGGCAGCCACGCATATTGACCGCTGTTAATGCAATGGTCGTGACCGTCCTCGGGTGTATTGTCTTTATCCTCTCGCCAACTGTAAATTTCAAACTCGGCAATCGTGCTTTTACAATGTTCAAGCACAAAATAACAGTCGGTGGCAAGCCAGCCGAGTACAAGATTGATTCGGTCGATAATCTTCGTTTTCTTCCATGCATTTGCAAAGTCATAGACACATCCGTGCTGTCGCTTATACTTTTGAAATTCGGTAATAGTCGCTTGGTCGGCGCTGTCAATAAAAGCCGTGCGTGCAAAGCCCCATTCATCACGGTTGCGGTCAAGAAAATCAATAAAATTCTTCACCGTGTCACTCGGGGCAATAGGTGTTTGCATTTCGGCATTGTTGTAAACTCTTTCATCAAGCTGAACACACTTACCGTGATTGGTAATGCCGTAAAATGTCATTGCGATAGTGTCAGGCGACTTCTGCGAATAGGCGGTATCAAGACCTGCGGTGAACTGAACAAAGTGTTCCGACTTGCGGTTACAGTTCAAAAACTTTCCTGCCCACTCTTTTGATTTGATATGTCTTGCCCTCTCAAAATTCGGGAACACAAGACCTGTTGCTCTGCCTCGCAAACCTAAGATTTTATTTTTATAGAGCTTTGTACCTTTCGGTGCAGAGTTCTTTTTCTTTTCAATCTGTTCAGGTGTAAGACTTAAATTGTCGGCAAAAGAAAAGAACCAATACCGCCAATTCGGTACAGGTTCTTCGGTAAGCTCCGCCGTAATCTCGGGAGGAACATCGTTTTCATATTTTTTAAAAGGACGGGAGCGGTTGACAAACTCCTTATACACAGGGAGGCTCGGATCATCGGGATTCAGCGTTGCAAGCATATAGTCATTACGGGTTGACATCTCTCGGATAAACTCGATATCGGCGGTGTTGATTTCGTCAATATAAACGCACCCAAACTGCGCACCGAGAACCATTTCCCACTTATCCCGACTGCTGTAACCGAGAATATAGATAATTTTGTCCTCAAACTTGATATGCGGCAGCTTGTAATCCTTGTCGCCGTTGCCACAGTAAACTGCGTTACGGTGCAGGTCGAGAATACCGTTATCCTGCTGAATAATGGTTTCTTCGGCTTTACCAGTTGTCTTGGCGGCAATGGCGTGTATCTTCTTTTTACTTTGCGACACCATTCGCATAAACTTAACGCCTGCTCCGACGGTAGTTTTGCCGGACGCTGTAGTTCCTTCAAGAAATTCAGCCGACACATTTGTTGTGTTGATAAAGTCGATATACTTTTGTGACAACGGGAATTTGTTACTCACTCAGTCCCTCACCACCCAACTGTCTGAACACATCGGATAGCTTTTCGGACTGCTCAACCTTTGCGTCAACCTTAACGGTGTATTCGCCCGTCATCTTGTTGAGCGTGTCAATCGCCCTGATTCTGTCGGAGGTGTCCTGCCCGTCATTCCTTGCAATGTCAGACAAAGCAACCTGTCTGTCCTTTGCACTCATAATGCGCTCGTCCTTGAGCTTATCGGAAAGCTCCTTGATGTATTTTGAAACTCCAACTTTCTCCAACAATTCATACGCTCTTGCGTTTGCGTAATTTTCTGAATATCCTGCCTGTATCGCACTCTGAACGGTGTTACCGCTCTGCGCATAATATTCCGCAAACTTTCTCTGCCTTGCATTTAATTTGTCTTTCACGGTATCACCTCTCTTTGTCTGAAAATTCTAAAAATAAGCAAAAGAAAAGAGAGTACTAAATGCACTCTCAATTAATCAGTATTAAGCGTTAAATCATTAATTCTGTCATTCAATTCTGCCAGTGTATTTCTTAATATCAAACAGTCTTTAGGCGTAAGTAATTTATTGTCCTTATTGTTAATCAATAAACTATTAACTCTCAACAATTTTTGATAACAGGAAATAAGTAAATCAAGATTATTGGGATTGTTTCTCAATGCATATCGACATTCCATAAGCAAGCTTGCAAATTCACGATTATTAAGGTCAACATTTAATTCGTCACTAACATTTGGCGTATTAGAAAACATTCTTATTGAATCTTCAATAGCATCTAACTTTGAATATATTGATTTCATCATAAATCTATCGAAAACGACCTCATCAACTTTGGAATTATCTACAGTTGCATTTTCTAAATTTGCTATACTCATTAACGAAAATGAACCATTTTCATAAGTTTCCTTTATCGCATTAGCAATATCATCTTTTGCCTTAATAACATTTTCATACAACCTATCTCTCTTATAAAAAACAGTATTTATTCCTGCTACATCAAAAATTTTATCAGTAGCATCGTCCTGTATCAAAACTACTTTTTTACCATAGGCTTGTCGAATTCCTAATTCATACATAACATTCGGATTTCTTGAACTTAAATCGCAAATTGCCATATCACATTCAACTAAATTTTTCAAAATTTTTTGCATTATCGAATCACATATTTGATTGCTATCTGCTCTTATAGGTTCAAATCCTGCTTCTTTGACAGCAGGAACAATTATCTGTTCGTATATTTTGTCAAAATGACCTGCAGGGTATTTCGGCTGATCTGATATAGGCATTATAACAAAACAGGTTTTTGCCTTACTTTCTTCGCTCATATGTAGCTCTCCTTAGTTATTATATACCACTAATCTATCATATTATTTGACACAATTCAACGAATTTTACATTTTTCTGTAAACCGCACAATTAAGAAAGTAATAATTTGTATAAAATAACCACACACAACACAAAACCGCCCTCAAACGAGAGCGGTCTGTGCAATTTTTATCTTAGGAGAGTTTCACATATGTCCTGTTTGTCAAACTTTCATAATACCATTATACGCAGGGTAAGGGTGACATTCAATGACATTTTAAAATAATTTTACGAAAAATCGAACTTTTTTCGGAATGCCTGTAACGCTTCGCCGTGCAACCTCAGGGTATGCCTTACGCTCATTTCCATACACTCTGCAATATCTTCCCACCGATGACAATTTATGTAATACTCGGTCAAAATCGCAATGTAACGGTAATCATCAAGTGCGTTGATTTTACTGCGAATTTCAGTTTTCAACCGTACAAGATTGTCAATCTCCCGATTGATTTCAGCCTGTAGGTCTGCAATCCTGTCAACAATCCGCATAGGGTCATTAACTCCCGATGTCTTAACAGGTTCGTTTTGCTTAACCGATACCTGTGCAATATTCAGCCTAAGTTTCGACAGCTCGTGTTCTTTCGTTCTGATCAGCTTATCCGAAACCCTGACCGAATATAAATAATCTTTAACCGTCAATCCGCATCACGCTCCTCCTCGTCAAGCATACCAAGTTTCTGTGCCAACGCAATAACAGCGTTTACAATCAAATACAAATCCTTGCCTTTAATATCGCACATACGATAGCTGACCTTGATAGTTTCTTCTTCGTTGTCGATTTCATCAAAACCAACAACTACACCTTTATTTAAGGTTTCTATTTCGCCGTTATCGTAATTAACGGTAATATTTTTAATGTCTCTCATTCTTCTACCTCACTTTCAAGCCAATGTTTTGTGCAGTCAATACAGCTGTTATTGAATCGCTTTTCCATAGGACAACCGACATACGGAGTTCCGTACGGGCAACTGAAAAAGTCTATACAACTTCGAGCCATTTCATCAATACTCATTGATTTAATCCTTTCAAAATTTGTCATTCTTAACTTTTCATTGCAGCTGATTTTCTGGATATGCGACACTCTAAATACAGTATTTTTAACTACTTCATTATTCTCATCAATACAAAAATAAAAATTTAACGGCACTGATAAATTAGGATTGTCCGCAAAAGCTTTTTCGCCAGTTTGGTGTAATATGCCTGCGTATATCGCTCCATCATACAGAGTAATTGTTACATCCTTACCTAAATACTTTTCAAATTCAGTTCTTGTCATTATTTTCACTCCTTATCCATTTTTGCTCCGCAGTAAGGGCAATATGGATACAAATCAATACCCTCGCTAAAAACGCCCGCATAAAGAGCAATAAAATTACCACACTCA